GCCACCTCCTGCTCATGCCATGCCGAGATGGATCGAGCAACATCGATGGGAATGTTGAATTGGTCGGCCAGTATCTCGGCAGGTGAGTCGAGGTCTGATGGGTCGAAAGTCAGGAGTGCCTCCTGATCGATTGCTGCAAGTTCGGTGATCTCTTGGATATAGCTCACGCCACAGCACTCTCAAACAGAAGTGCCTCTGCGTCACGCCTCTTTTGCAGTCCGGTGGTATTTGGCCAGAGTCGCTTCATGGAGCGCAGGAGGTCAGGGACATCATACAGACGACCATCTCGGAGTGCATTCTGAATGCCTAGCATTTCGGCGCGACGGTCTCCAGCGAGTGCGGCCCCGCGATTGAAAATCAGCGAGATGAGCGCATCCCGAGCCGGTGGCGGCAGGTTCTCGGCTTGCGGATAGATTCGCATCGTCTGCATATAAAACCGAGGGACGGTGATCCGGGTGAACACGTCGAGAGCTTGATTCCACGTGATTTCGATGGATCGCACGGCCTCGCGCGAATGAAGCCACAGACGCGCGGCATCTCCACGAATCCCGAGCGCACCCCTGAGCAAGTCGAACGAGGTATCCGCGAGTACCGGCCCCCATGCTTCTGAGTATTGCGCCTCGGTGTTGTAGCCAAGGTCAAACCCGACACCGATTGTCACTCCAGACTGCTCCCCCGGCCACGTGGGGCGAGAGAGGAATTTGCGGAAATACGATTCACCACCACCGACTTCGTAATCGAGGAGGAGTTTTAGGCCTTCGGGTGAGAGGTTCATTTGCGTAGGTCTCGGACGAGTTGAATGGTCTTCAGAACCGTGTAGATGAGCGCGGCACCGGCGGCGGCAATGCTGACCAGTTGGTGAACCTCAGTCAGCCCGATTGCGAGTGCGGCGAAGTTGACTACCGGCACCACCAGGATGTCGTGGGCGTTTGTTTGTTCTAGGTTCATCGGGTTTCGGTGGGTGTGGTTTTACGAAAGTGACGAAGTGCCACGTTGCGGCCACGACGAATGTGACGCCGAGGCCGATGTTGAGAATGATTTCAGAGATCGGAGGAGTGCTGAAGGTGACGATGTTGAGCATCGCGCCGACGGCCACCAGCGATAGCCCTGCCTTGAGTAGTCGCGCGAGCCACGGTGAGCGATAGATGGCCGACTCAGGTCGACCGAACACGAACAAGACAAACGCGATGCCACCAGCGGCAATAAGCGCATTAGCGGCCCCGTTTGCGAGGGTGAGGAGGTTCGGGTTCATCTATTATTGGGTGTGGTATCAACTTCCGTGATGCGTACTCCACCGCGCGGAGTCCGACGAAGCCTAGCAAAAAGGCGATAGCGTACTGTGTCCGCTCCCCCTCGACCTTCACCAGCTGCACGACGACTGGTGTGAGGTAGTTCGCGGCTGCGGCACCAGCGACGAGTGAGGAGATGGTGCTTCCGAGATTGCGTGCGGCATCTTTGCCCGTGGTCAGCACGGCCCCGAAGAGTCCAGCTGCGAGGAGTGCGATGTCGATGCCGTACTCTTTTAGGTTCACTTGCGCTCCGGTGGTTTGGGAATGCTGGCTGCGCTTCCGTAGTAGAATGAGACGACCATACCCCATGATGTCGCGAGAGAACCGATGAGCATGGTGATCCCTGCGTTGTCCCACAGGTCAAAGTAGCCAGTCATCAACCCGGCGAGCACGGCGAAGAATCCAAGCGTGATGACGAGTGCAAGAACCGCAGGAACTGCTGAGTTGAGTTTCGCTTGCATTGCCCGAGCACTATCTCGGTCCTGCGTTGCGAGTTTCTCAAGGTCGATATCAAGTTCTCGCATTCGGATCGCGAGTTGAGCATCTGCCTCGCGGAGTGCGGCCACCTGTTCGCCTGTGAGCGTTCCCGCATCAAGTGCGGTTTGCACCTTTTGAAGAGTCGGCTCAGAGATGCCGATCGCCTTTCCAACGGCCTCGACGGCCATGCCGCCGAGTGGTCCACCGAGAGCGCGCCCGATGGTCGGTAAGAGTGCTTTCCAGTCGAACGTCATTTCTCTTTACGGAATACGTTAATCGCGGCGTAAACGCTCACTCCTGCCGTCAAGATGGCCTCGGCTTGGTCTGGTGCGATTTTGAGTCCGCAGAGAGTCAAAAGTGAAACGATGCCTCTCCAGGTCGAGGGTTCGAAAAGTCGGTCGATTATGTATTTCATGGCTTAAAAATAGGTTGTCACGACGACGAGACCCGCGCCCCCGGCGCCACCTGCGCCTGAGTTTCCAGCTTCTGCGGCACCACCGCCTCCACCGCCGCCTCCCGGAAAACCACCCGCGCCGCCCGCACCTGCGTTGCCTGTGACGCGTCCGCCCCCGCCTCCGCCACCTGCACCGCCGAAAAGATAAACGGTCGAGTCATTGCCAGCGAAACCGTCTGCTCCGGTCGGCCCTCCGCCGCCCCCGAGCTGGTCAAGGTGTTGCATTCGTCCGCCGTTTGCACCGCCTGTTGTTCCTGTCGCCGCAGCGGCAAGTCCTCCGCCGCCTCCACCGCCAGCACCGCCGGGAGCGGTCGCCACCGTGTTGGATGATGGCACTCCGGTCGTGCCTGTGGTTGTTGGGCTTCCTGCACCGCCTGAGTTTCCGCTTTGGGCAGTTGTGCCACCACCTGCTCCAGCGGTTGCACCTCCCGCACCAGCCCCGCCACCAAAACAGGTTAAGTCGCCAAACTTTGACGAGCCACCACGGGTTCCGGTGGTTCCGTTGCCGTCGGTTGTTCGTGCTGCACCACCCGCACCACCCGCACCGATTAGGACGGTGACGGATGATGGCAGGTCCTCGGCGCGGACTGTCATCGTGACGTGGCCTCCTCCAGCGCCTCCTCCACCGCTTCCGCGATTGCTTCCGGTCGGTCCTTTCTGTCCCGATCCACCGCCGCCCCCGCCTGAGATGAGCGTGATCTGAACGGATTTTGCGCCTGACGGTTTGACCCAAGTTGCGCTTCCGCTTGGGTAAGCTGTCCTGTTGTAGACATCAACCTGCGCGTCGCGAGATGTCGAGTAGTTAAACTGGGCGACAAGAGGGTTGATCTTGGTCTCAAATGTCGCGTAAGGCGCGTTTGAGTAGTTGTTTCCCGCTGCGTAGTAAGCGCTTCCTAGGTCACCAGTGACGACGTAGTTTGACGCACCAGCGGTCACGGTGAACGTCGAGTCAAAAACACCCGCGACGGATCCGGCGGCGATGGAGATGCCGTTGCCCGTCGTCGCGAGATTTTGAAACGCGGACCATCCCATTGTTAGTAGCGCGGTGGTGGATGTGATGCTGATGGCGTTGGCTCCATTGATGACGTAGTTTGACCACTTGACTTCGGCGTAGGGTGTGAGCGCGCCGTTTGTGCCACGCATCAAGATGGCGCTAGTCCCGAACTCACCAGAGCACCGCTCGAGGTAGAGACTCCCGCCGTTGACGTCGTAGTGCGTCCCACCTGCACCAGCAGTCGAGTTGGCGATGCTCCTCACGTTAGCGGCTCGGACGGTCACGTTGGCGTTGATCTGCACGCCAACCACGGACGTGCTGCTGTTTGAGTTGCTGACCATGCAGTCTTGCATGTGGACCAAAAACTTGGTCGAACCGTTTGCCGTCAGCGTCAGGACGGGGTTTGCGGTGTTTGTGTCCAGGCGTAAACCATTGAGTTCGAGGATGGAATCTCCAGCGGTCGCGGACCCTTGGCACGTGTGGTATCCGTTGATGCGGACCACGGCCCCCTGTCCGTTGTTGCCTCCGGTAGACGCGAGAGAGACGCAGGGTTTGAGCGTCAGATTTTCAGCGTAGACCCCCGGCGGAATCAGGATTTGGGTCTGGTTGAGGCCTGTAGCATCGGTCACCAAATCGATGCATCCTTGGATGGTTTGAGCGTCCACCCCAACCACTTTTGTCTTGGCAAAGGTCACCCCGCTTGAGGTTGGCTTGTCGCTAAGGTCGTTGTACGATCCCGAGGCGGCCACGGTGGCGAGGCCAAGCGCGGTGCGTGCGGCGGCTGCGTCGGTCGCGGCGATTAGGCTTTTACCAGTCGCCGTCGCATCCTTCAGAAGTTGGTTTGAAACCTTCACACTATTGTGTGTCCCATCAACACCGAGTAATCCAGACCGTAGCCAACAGACCACTCACGGTTGTGGTCCTCGTACCAGCCTGCGCCTTCGTGGATGTCGCGGAAGTCGGCGAATGCTCGCTCGAACTTGGGTTTCACGGCTTCAAGTGAGAAGTTTGTCCTCGCGAACCTGACCATCTGCTCGCGGTTAATTGTCGGCACCAGTCGCATCGCTCGGAGGATGTCGCCCATCGTCATGCACCGGAACCCGTTCACGCCGTCCACGATGTACTCGGTCATGGCCCCCATGTCGGTGCAAATCGGAACGCACCCTGAGAGCATCATTTCAACTGCCGTTCCCCCAAACGGTTCCCAGTACGTTGAGAGAAGACACCCGAATTTAGCCTTGGCCATGAGTTGCTTTCGCTCCTCGATGCCGACGTAGCCCACAAACTCGACGTGCTCTGGCCATTCCGCAAGTCCGATTGAATGCGGTCCACCTTGCCCTGCGACCACCAGCTTCATCCCCATCCTTCGTGTCGCGTCGATTGCAAGGTCGAGACCCTTGTTGGTCCCGATGCGCCCGATGAAGAGTGCGAAGTTCTCGCGTGACTGCGTCGTGTCGAAGTTGCGGACGTCGAAGTAGTTTGGCACCACGCGCCAGTACCACTTCGGATTGCAGAAGGAGACTCCGTCGGTGCCAACGTGTGCGGCTCTTAGCGGATAGGATTCATAGCACCGATAAGGGGCGAATGCGTAGCCATTCCCGATGCCGGGTTCAACAATCAATAGATCACCGTCCTTGTTGGCCACATTCGTGGCTTCCTGCGTGCCACCCCAGAACGCGAGCACTAGGTCACCCTTGCGCTTGCGGTTTCGGATTGCTTCACCCGC